TCGCAACACAAGCTAAGATAAGAGCAAATAGGACAGCTGTTGCTTACAATGAATATATTTTAAAAAATAGTTTTCAATGGAAGGGGAATATCCCTAGTGACATTTATAATCAATTAGAAATAATAGAATGAGGTGAATTGATGACAACAAAAGAGCATAAAAGAAATAAATATAAAGATGAAAAAGAAATATTTGAGATATATAGAAAATACAGTAAAAGAATAAAAATATTATTAAAAAGGCTCAATAATCCTATTTTAATAAAAGGCTATAGTTATGATAAATTGGGGACAAGTGGATTTCAAGAAGTTAAGTCAGATATAGAGAGAATTTCAGATTTAAGGTCAAGAATAATAAATGACATAAACAGATGTGAAGAATTTATTTATAGAGTAGATAGTGCTATAGAATTGTTGAAAGATAATAAATATTATGACATTATTAAGTTTAGATTTATTGAAGGAAAAACACTTGAAGAAACTGCAGAAGAGTTACAAGTATCAACTACAACTGTGAATAAGGCAGAAAATGAGTTACTAAAAGAGTTAAGACTACACTTCAAAATACAGAATTTTAGATATTTTTAATGCCTTAACTTGAGTAATACTTGATAATAAGTTGATAACAGATTTATTGTAAGTTAATTATTAATATGTTAATATGTTATCATGTAGCAAAGTTTAAAGATTCCTCTTTAAAAATTGTGGTAGTAGTTATTGAGGCTCTACTCTAAAAAAGCCTCTGACAAATATTGGAGATTAGCTCAGTTAGTTAGAGCGTTTGACTGTTAATCAAAATGTCATTGGTGCAAGTCCAATATCTCCAGCCATAATAACGTCAATACTCTCACAGCACTTAGATGTGCAGGATACGTTCCTATGTGGGAGTTTTTTTATTGATTAGCCCACTTTCAGCATTATATCGGCTATAAACAAAAATGCGAGTCAAAGTGCACAAAGGTAGTTA